TGGCGAGGTTGATGAAGTCCTGGGTGGTGCCGGGCAATACGTTGCCGAGCTGCTTCGCCTGCTTGTTGATTTCTTCAAAAGCGCCAAATGTGCCGTCGGCGCGCATCATCGTCACCTTGAGGTCGGTCGACGCCTGCTCTTGCCCCATATATTCACGCACCGGCGCACTGAGCAGGTGTGCGCCGCGCTGCGCAGCATTGATGCCGACATAGCCGGCCATTGAGGCGTTGGCCGAAACCGCCAGTCCGGCATCACGACGGGCGAGGCGCGCCTCCGCCTGACGCTGTCTCTCGGCCAACCGGCGTAGCCGGTCGGCTTGTCGGTTGAGCGCGTCGTTGGTCTGTCCGGCCTCGCGACGCAGGCGTGCTTCTGCCGACGCAAGGTTGCGTGTATCAATGCCTGCCGCGCGCAAGCGCTGACTGAGCTGGGCAAGGCGCTGCTGTTCACGGCTGCGCGTTTGCTCCAACTGACTGACCGATTGCCGGGCGCGGTTGTACTCGTCGCGCAGGCGGCGCGTGGCGGCGGTACTCTGCCCCATTGCCGCGCCGTTGCGCAGCTGGTTGTGCAGGTCACGCACCCGCTGCCGCATTTGCGTCAGATCCTGGCTGTTTTGCCGGATAGCCTGCTGCTGGCGGCGGTAGGCGCCAATATCACGCAACTGGGCATCAAAGCGATGCAGCGTGTTGCGGTTTTGGTCAAATTGCCGTAGCAGCCGCTGCCCGGCACGCCCCACGTTGGCAAAGGTGCGACTCATTTGGTCAAAGGCACGCAGGCGCACCTGTAAATTGAGTTCGGCCATAAGATTTCCTTGGTTTGTTCTGCTACAATGCAGTTATCGAAAGAGAAAAGGAGCGTGTCATGGAATTATGGGTACTGCTTTGGATCGTGGTAATTCTCACGGTGTTGGGCGTCATCGGCGTCTTCTTTTCCTTCCTCAACGAAGTGCTTTTTGAACCGCTCTATCTATGGTTGACTGACGTTTTCTGGGCCTGGCAGGCAAAACGGGATCGCCGCCGGATTGAAACCGAAAGCCGCTTGGAAAAAGAGCGCATGGACGCTGCACAAAAAGCATCCGGACGCCATCCGTTATCGCGACATCTTCCACTGTAATCTTCTTTACACGCCGCCCTTTTCGGGCGGCTTTTTCGTGCACGGCATCTAGCGCCGGGCATCGTTGATGGCGGCCTGCTCGCGCGCGTTGCGCTCGCGGGCGATGGTGTGCCAGCGCAGCAACTCGCGAATGCTCATCCTGTCCATCTCGCTCGGCGGCCAGCCGCCACCGAAAACGATATTGATGTCCGCCCATGCTTCTTCGACGCTTACGGGGATGGCTTTCCCTCGGCGTCGTCGGCGGCCTCGCCCGTGATCATGGTAGCGACCAGGTTGAGGGCAAGCATCGAGTCGCGCAGACTGAGGCCGAGAGCTTCCTGCTTTGTCAGGGCGGGCGTGCTGATGCGCGGCAACAGGTCAATCAGCGCACCGGTGTCGCCCTGGATCAGGTCGAACAGCTTGATGCCGCGCAGCTCGCCTGCGCTCGGTTCGCGCAGGGTGATGTCGATAACGGGTTTGCCGTCGCGGGTGATGGCTTTGCTGAGGGTCAGGGTGTTGTTGTTCATAGGGGGGCTCCTAAATTACATTTTCAGATTGGCGCGGCGCTTTTCCAGCATGTCCGTGCCGTTGATGATGCAGATGTTGTTGGGGAAGTCGATGTCAAAGAGGACGCGGCCATCGATGCTGTACTTAAACGTGGCGAGGCTCGCGGTGTATTTGGTCTTTTGCAGCTCGCCCGGCTTGCTCGTGCCGAGGTCAATTTCTTTCAGACGACCGGTCATCACCGCTTCTATACCGTGGCCGCTGCAATCCATCTCGCTCTCGGCGCTGGCGTTGATGCGGAATTTCACCCCGGCAAGGCCGCAGGTGCCGTAGAGGGCGATCATTTCCGCCGTCTGTTCGCTGGCCTCAAAGGCCAGCTCCATCTTTTCCTGGCCGAGGTCAATGTCGACAGGCCCAAACATACCGCCGGCGCGGTATTCGTCGGTCTTGCGGGTGATTTTCGGCCACTCGATGTTGTCGATGATGCCGGCATAGCCTCGTCCTTCGACGGTGAGGATGGCGTCTTTAATAATCTTGGGTAGCATGTTATCTCCTTACGGTTGGGCGGCTTCGATGCGGCGCGCGAAGTCGATGAGGTAGATGTCGGTGATGTGTTGACGCAAATTGAGGTTTTCGAGCGGCGGCACCGGCGTGTAGTCGTAGCTGATGGCGAGCTTGCCCTCTTTGAGGGTGTCTTTGCTGTTAAGCGTCGAGTCGTACCAGGCGCTGCCGCCGAGCAAGTAGCCGGCAGAGGTAAATTCGCGCAGCTTGGCATTGATGCCGGCGATGATGTCGCTCGCCAGCCCCGGTGTCAGCGGTTTGTCGATAGCCCAGAGGTGGTTTTGCGCGATGGTGTCGCTGATGACTTGGGCGGTACGGGTGTAGTTCTCAAAAGCAAACAGCGGGTCGTCCGAACAGGTGCGAGAACCCCACAGCCTAAAGCCCTGCTCACGCACCAGCGTCGTCACCTCTTTGCTGTTGAGGTAATTGGCATCGGTGGCGGTGCTGGTGATGTCAAAGTCCACGTCGATGGTGAGGCCGGTGACGCCGTTGATGCCGACGTTGGAGATGGTTTTGTGCCAGCCCACGTCCTGGTCAAGTTTGGCGCGCAGGCCGAGGGCGACGGCGACAGCGTTGATGGTGGCAGTTTTCTTCGCGGCTTCGTCAAAACCCACAAAATCCGGCCACACCAGCATCAACTCGCGGGCGTGGAAGTTGTTGCCGTAAGTGGCCGCCTCTTCTTTGGTGCTGCCGACGGCGCGGGCATAAACAAAGCCGCGTAGCTTTTGCGCGATGCTGACCAGCTCGCTTGTAACCTCTTGTGTGTCCAGCCCCGGTGCGCCGATGATGCGCGGCACGACGCCGAGTTCGGCTTTGGCCGAAAGCAGCGCCTTGGCGCCGGTGCGGCGACCATTTTCAAAAGCGCCGATGGCTTTGGCGTTCTGATCCGCGCCGTTGTCGTTTTTTTCCTTGCTGGTCGGGATGCGGACAACGACGGTCAGGGCATTGGCCTGTTTGTAGATGGCATTGAGCGCGGGGGCAAGTGTGCCTTTCGTGCCGGCCTTGCCGATGGCTTCGGGCAGGTTGCTGATGAGGACAGCCTTGTTCTCCGGAAACACAGTCGCATCGGCGTCTTCGCTGGTGGCGACAAGGCCGATGACGGCGGTGCTGACGGTGCGCAGCGGCCGGGTGCCGTTGTTTATTTCAATGACGCGGACACCATGCAGGTATTCGGTACTCATGGGTGTAACTCCTTGGATTGTTGGTCGAGGATGCGGTAAAGGGATGCCGGGCTTTGCCGCGCGGGGTCAGGCAGTTCAAGGACGGTGGCGACAAACTCGCTGCAAAACCAGCGGCGCGGTGACTGGCGCAAAAACGGGCAGATAAAACGGAACACACCACACCAGTCATAGCGGCTGCCCTGCTCACGCTCTAGCCATTCGCACACGGTGGCGGCGGGGATGGTGCGGTAGATGGATTCATGGCTATGCGGTGCGCGCAAATAGGCGGGGTCGATGGCGGGCAGTAATTCCCAGCGCTCACTTGGCAATCGCATGTATTTGCCGCGCACGCCGCCGTCACGCGAGGACGACGACACACAGAAATAAACATCTGGGCGCTGTGGGTCGGGGATGGCGAATTCGCAGTGCGAAAAGCGGCTGCGCGTGACAAGACGGATGGTGGCATCGAACAGGGCGCGGTAACGGTCGCGCAGGGACGCGCCTTTGCCGGGTCGTCCTTTGTAGAAAGCAACGTAGGCACTCATGCCTCACCTCCTGTACCGGATGCCGGGGCGAGAGGGATAAGCGGCGGAGCATAGCGAATGGTGACGGCATTCAGGGCGTCAATGTCGGTTGCCGCCCGGATGCGATCCTCCAACGCCTGGCGTTGCCCGGCGACGGATGCCGTGAGTGCGCTGTAGGCGTTGCTTTTGGCCAGGGCCCGCTCGCGCAAGGTATCAAGCGGCACACCGCGCGCTTGGGCGATACCGGCGAGGATGGGAGTGGGCGCGTCATGGTCGGCAGCCCAGGCTTGCGCTTCCAGCGCCTGGGTTGCCCAAGAGTCCCGCTCAAACTGCGGCACGGTGTCCAAACCGGCCACGGCGTCAATAAAGCGCTGCGCGGCTGCGGCGGCCTCGTGCAGCTTGGCGACCTTGGTGGCGGCGAGGGCGGCGCCAGGGTCAGGGTGATAGTCGGCTTTGGCGACGAGGCGGTAGCCTGCGCCGGGTTCAAACTGGTCGATGCTTTCGCCGCAGATGTCGCCTTTGTCATTGATGATGTAGTAACTCACGACATTCTCCTATTGTTTCGGTGCCCAGACTTCGGCATAAGAGCCGCCGTAATTTACGGTCTGCTTTATCTTGGCGCCGGCGAAACTTACCCCATCCACGGCAAGCATCGTGGTTGGGGCATCACGATAGCCACCATCGGCGGCGGTGCTGCCGTCGGGGTGCTCCAGGCGGTGCCGACCATTGGGATGTCCATTGCTGTAACTGCCGAGGCAGACAAAGACCCACGCATTGGCCGGTGCGGTCAAGGCACTGCTTCCGTTTTCATAGCGCACGCCAGATTGCCCGTCGCGCAGCTGAATATTCCGCACTTGCGTCCAATGGGCTTTGACCGTGTCATACATGGTGGCGCGAACAGCTTGCAGCTGTTCGTTGTGCTGGATCATCGCTGCTTTGAATTTTTCTTCCGACGCCGCGACCGCTTGCATCGCAACAGACGACGCCGCGACCGCTTGCATCGCAACAGACGGGGCGGGGG